GTGATGCCCTGGAGAGTTACGACGTCCTTACCCCTTGTGTGCTCTTGGGATTCGAGCATGTCGATCCGTGCCTGCAACGCCGCGATGGTTTTCTCAAGCCTCTCGATGGCCTCAGCCATCTTGTCATCGCTGCCTAGCCTGTCGGGTCGGGCGTAACCTTCCACGAACGCAGCCAGTTGACTTGGTGTAGCGGCGTAGGCTTCCGTGTCCTCATCACTACCATGGGAGATGACACCTACCAGTTCCCCGGCCTTGTTGAATACCCCGCCACCACTGTCACCGTTGCCGAACTTCCCCTCCTTCACGGAGTAGTGGGCGCGGAGAACCTTGAGGTTGCTGGGGGTGGTGGTCCCGATATAGCTGAAGACCTTGGGCCGAAGTGTCTTGCCTGCCCGGAATCCGTATGCCCTGACGAACACCTCCGGGCGGGGTAACGACGACGCAATTCTCCCAGGTGCAGCCGGCATTTTTGTAACTTTTGGTAACACATCTGTCACCACGAACATCGCCAGATCATATTGCCCGTCAACGCGGACCCACTTGGCAGCGTGCTTCGTGCCATGCCGGTCATAGACAGTGACCGACTTGCCGACCTCGGCTCCGCAATGTGCCACGGTCAGGCCCACTGTCTTATCACCAAGGCGGACAAGCGTGCCGGAACAACCCGCCACCCGCACACTAGCATCCTCTGTCGTAACCCCTGCCAGGTACCGTGGGGTTTCGGCAGCGGCCAAGGCTACGCAGAGAGCCAGTGCTGCCAAGGTTGTCAGTGTGCGTGCCATGACCCACAGTCTAGTACCGGCCTAGACCGTGTGTCAACTGTCGTCCTTCTTGCCGTTCGCAAGTTTCCGTTTGAGTGCCTCGAATCCCCCGGCCAGAATCATCAGTTCAACGATGGTCGTAATCTCAGTCTCGTCAAACGTGGCAGCGTTGAGGTACAGAAAGACTGTGACCCCTGCAAACATGATGACCAGACGGATGAGTGACCAGACGGGATGCTCTGTGTCGCGTGGCATGATGCCTCCTTGCTACAATGGTGGGATGCCCAGACGCCAGAGGGATCTCACGGTCTGGGACAGGTGGGCCACGGACGGCCCGCCGATTTTTTATAACAGAAGCGGAGATGACGTGACCACCAGGTTCCCTGGAGGGCAACGTCGTCCGAACCCTTGCGCGCGCGAGGGGTTTGGACGACGATTTTCTCCGGCTGTTTCCCCCGAAGTTTTTACCTCTGTCGGGCCATGTTGGTTTTATCGGAAATAAGCGAGGCAAACGCCAGCCTGAACCAGCCCGATTGTTACCCAGATCAGGCGGTAACCCCTGGTGTTACGGCGTTCGATCTCGAACAGCGTGGTCAACACGACACCAAGCCCGGCAGACTTTGCAGCAATCAGCCCCTCAACGCCGACACTATCAATGACCGCAACGCAGAGCGGGTTCAGTTCCACGTCACGCAGGAACTCTGCATCCTGCACGCAGAAGTAACTGTCAACTGACGTTCCGAGTATGACCAGAGCTATTGGCCAGAGCCTTTTGATTCTGTTGAGCATGAGACTTTCTCCACGGTGAGCACAACCCTCGGATCGGTCTTGCTGACGCTGAACTCAACAGGCAAGTAGGTAATCTTGTTGTCGTCGCTGAGTATCCCGGCATCGACAAGACCGTCGATGGCTGATTTGAGACTTCACAATCCATTGTCAGGATCACGACGACGCTTGTCCTTGTGGAAGAATTCTATGCGCACCATGGCAGCGGACCAAGGTTCATCAGGGGCCACCATCCTGCCCATCTCCTCCGAGAGGGAACGGTATCCCCGGACGGCAGCAGCCTTAGCCATATAATGCACCCTTGCGTTCGGGGAACATTCCCCAGGCGGCAACGGTAGCACTACGCGAACCCTGTCCATGGTCACTTCCCTCGGAATCCTGTCGTCGGGACACCCATTATACCAGCGATCACTGGTCGGGTGAACCCGAGTGTATTCCAAGGTGGTGCTGGAACTCCTCGTTGTCTATGGAGTTCTGCGCCCACTCAAGGTACTGGGTAGGCATGTCCTTGATCTTCATGCCACGGTACTTTCCGAACCGCATCACGAAGTCAGAGCCGGACTGAGCCTTCAGTTTGCTGATGATAGCACCGGCCTGTGCCTTGCTGCACTGGATGGCAAGCTGCCTGTCCACCCCAAGGTCAAGCATGTAGGCAACCTGCTTGTCACTGGCCCCGCCTACCAACTGGCCCATGTGCCTGATAGCCCGTGACTGATCACCGAAGGGGTCAACCCACTCCCGCGAGTAGCGTGCCGTCGCTCTTATCCTGGCACGCCGGGCACGTTCCGAGCGTCTCTCCTCCGCCAGCTTCTCAAGCCTCGCCCTTGCCTCGTCAAGAGACTCCGCTGTGTTGGAAGGCTTCTTCTTGTCCTTCATTGTCTTGACAGCCTCAGCTATCTCCTCGTCACTGTAGCTGCTGCCAAGCACGTTGGCTGACGAGACGAGCTTATGCCTGCCGGAGTTTCCCACGAAGTCCAGCACCGTGACCTTCGGCTTCGCACTTTCAGAGATCGCCCTTACCCTGTCGCCGGCACGGGGTACGGACTCCACAACCCCTGCCAGGGTCCGCGTCCCCCGCCCGATGCACTGACAATAAAGTGCCAGAGATTTCGTCGGTCGGGCCATGGCAATCACCGAACAGGCGGGGGCATCGAAGCCCTCGGTGAAGACACCGACACCCACTAGCATCTGTAAGCGGCCATGCTGGAAGTCTCTCACCGCACGCTTGCGGTCATCATCCCGTGTCTCAGACAGGATGCACTGTGCCGTCACCCCGTCATGTCTGTTCAGCACATCGGTAAGCCTGCGTGCGTGGTGTTTGTTCACGGCGAACACAAGGGTTGGTCTGCCGTCAGCCTCCTTCACCGTGGGGTCAGCGATGGCGTGAAGCATCTTCTCCTGCTTCTGTAGCAGGTGAAGTTCTCCTGCCCCCATGCCCATGGCAGCAGCCAAGTCCTGTTCGTTGAAGTCGCCAGCCTTGGTACGGACCTTGCTGAAGTCTAGTGACTCGATGACGACGTAGCGTTGCTCGATGTCAACCAGCCACCCCTCACTGATCCCCTGCTGTATGTCCATCTGGTAGGCGACCGTGCCAAAGGTAGCACCAAGGCCACGCTTGTCGTGTCTGTTCGGGGTAGCCGTGACACCGAGAACCTTCGTGTCGCTACCCTGGCTGAAGTATTCGATAACCTTCTGGTAGCTCTTGCTGGGAGCGTGGTGTGCCTCGTCTACGACGATGCAGTTGAACTCGGCAGGATCAAACCTCTCCCGCCTAGCCTTGCGTGCAAGCGTCTGCACCGAGCCGATCACAGCGTTGCTCTTGACCATCAGGCCGTGACGGTTGGCTCGCCTGTCACCCATCTCTACGTTGGGTACGGAGCCAGTGTGTAGCCCTGTCTTGTCCCGTGCCTGGTCCACCAGTTCCTTACGGTGTGCCAAGATGAGGACTCGCCCAGCCCCCTGCTCCCACCTACGGACGACCTCTGAAAAGATCACCGTCTTGCCCAACCCCGTCGCCATCACTAGCAGGGTACTGGGTGAGCGAGTCCACTCATCAAAGATGGCATCGACAGCCTCCTGCTGATATGGACGTAGCCGGAAGGCTCCGGATACGGATGGCGTTTCCACATGGGCAGGATCAAACAGTCCTAGTTGAGACACTCCCTGTCCTCGTCACTCAGTCGATTGTAGGTCCCTCTAACAATCCAGCCACAGCCGTTACACAGGTCACAGCCCGAAGCACAGGCGTCCTGTCCGACAGCCTTCGGGCATTCGGTATGGTACATCCCGTGTGTGATTTCTTCCTTAGCCTGCTTCACGGCACGCTCGAACTCTGACAGGTCGATGCACTCCCCGCCCGGATTACTTGCCATGTCCCTGACCTCAGCCATGAGGCTGCCGAGGTTGAACACGACACGTCGCAGGTTGGCAACAGAAGCCTGTGTTTCCAGCAGGTGTTCCGGCACTGGGCGACCAAGCTCATCCACAGCACCCTTGACCACCTTCTTCTTCGGCGGAGCCTTGAGATGCTTCTTGACCGCCTTGTTCACAGCCGAGGCAG